CATGGGATAATCCTGATGAGATGGATGAAGAAATGGTAAAGCGATGGAACGAAACTGTTAGACCAAACGATAAAGTTTATCATCTTGGTGATGTTGTTATCAACCGCAAAGCTCTAGGCATTATGCGTAGACTGAACGGAGATAAAGTTCTTATCAGAGGCAACCACGATATCTTCCGTGATGAAGAATATAGAAAACATTTCCGTGAGCTTCGTGCATATCACGTTATGAACGGAATGATTCTGTCACATATTCCAATTCATGAGGAAAGTCTTGGTCGTTTCGGTGTTAACATCCATGGACACCTTCATGCAAACAGGGTGCAGGTTCGTGGCTTTAACAGAAAGCCAATGGGAATTGACAACAGGTATCATTGTGTATGTGTAGAGCAAACCGACTTCCGACCTATTCTGTTCGAAGATGTTGTTCAGAGAATCCGAGAGGAGGGTGGGGAGATCGGTTTCAAAAACGGAAACGGACCTGCCATGTAATTAGGTAGACACAAGACAAATGATGTGTAAATGTGTTTTCTTATAAATAAAAATAAGGAGGCATATATGATACTAATTACAGAATATATGAAAAAGAATAGAAATGAGAGAAGGTTACATTTAGATTTATCCGAACCTTGTTGTGAACGTGGAGGAAATAGTACCGTACATAAAGGTGTGTTGGCACAATATTTAACGACAACAATACCTTTTGGTAGAATATTATTGTGTCATGCTTGCAATAATGGTGATTGTTCTAATCCAAAACACCTCTATTGGGGTACTGACAAAGATAATTTGCAAGATGCAATGGAGAATGGAACACATAAAAGTCCTTGGCAAAGAGTTGTTGAAAAATATGGATTAGAAGAAGCTCGTAAAATGAATAGTAAAAATGGAAATCCTTCCAAGGCAGGTAAAGGAAATTCCGGTAAATCTAAAACCGAAGAACATAAGAAAAAAATTTCTGAGGCAATAAAGAAAAAAAATGCGGCTGTAACCGAATTGGTATAGGTATCAGACTTAAACCCTGAGTTCTGCGAGTTCGAGTCTCGCCAGCCGCACCAAATATTTTTAAAAATGTGCTTGCCTTCAATAAAGAAAGCCTATATAATACACACATGATGCGGGTATGGTGCTAGTGGTAACACAAGACCTTGCCAAGGTTTAGTTGTGAGTTCGATTCTCACTACCCGCTCCAGTTAACTACAACAAATTTTTTTGCGGGATTAGTTTAGTGGTAAAACAGTAGATTTCCAATCTTCTGTCATCAGTTCGATTCTGATATCCCGCTCCATTATATGCGGTTTGTAATAGTACGATATTGAGGTTCCCCCTTTATATTATCTGAGCAAAGCAGACAACCGCTCCACTTTTTTGAGGTCATTATGAATATTAAGCCATTGGGAAATAGAATCGTTGTTGAACGAATTGAAGCAAGCAAAGAAACCGAATCAGGTATTATTCTTAGAAGCACACCTGATCCAGATAAAGCAAAAGTGCTTGCAATTGGTCCTAATGTTAATGAAGTTGAAGTTGGTGATATTGTTCTATTGAATTGGAATGCAGCAACAAAATCTGGTGACCATTACGTTATTCCCATTGACCATGTAATCTTTATCTACGGAGAATAATATGTCAGATGGTGGAAAAGGTTCAAGCCCAAGGCCATTTAGTGTATCACAACAAAAGTTTGGTGATAACTATGATGCAATCTTCCGCAAGAAAACACCAAAAGAGATAGAAGAAGAAAAATATGAACAAGAAGAATTTGATAGAATTATATCAGAAAATCTTGAACGTCAAAGAAAGTTGTAATGAAAATTCTTTTAACAGGACATAAAGGTTTCATTGGTTCTTATATGCTTAAGGCATTAGAAAAACATGGACATGAAGTTGATACGTTCGATTGGGATGATGGCAATATGCCTAGTGTCATGGAACAAGATTGGGTCATTCATATGGGTGCAATCAGTTCTACCACCGAACGTGATATTGACAAAGTGTTGCGACAGAATTATGATTTTTCGAAGCAGTTATACAATGCTTGCAAGACTTATGGAGTAAATTTACAGTATTCCAGTTCAGCAAGTGTTTATGGATTGGTTAGTACATTCAGAGAAGATGAAATCTTAGAACCTAAAACACCATATGCATTGTCTAAATATCTGTTTGAACGTTATCACATACAACATCAAGGTGGTAACACCGTGCAAGGTTTCAGATACTTCAATGTATATGGACCGGAAGGTGAAGAACACAAAGGTAATCAAGCAAGTCCATACATGCAATTTAAAAAACAAGCATTAGTGGACGGAGAAATAAAAGTATTTAAAAATTCACAAAAATATTTACGAGATTTTATTCATGTCAGCCGAGTGGTTGATGCACATTTAAAATTCTTGGAAGTAAAAGATAGTGGAATTTGGAATGTTGGTACAGGAACAACTAAGAGTTTCTTAGAGGTCGCACAAGATGTTGCATCCGATTATAATGTACCAATTAGGGAAATAGATATGCCAGAAATATTGAAAGATTCTTACCAAGAATATACTTGTGCTGACATATCAAAATTAAAAAGTATTATTGCGGATTGGTGAAATAGTATCACAGTGGGCTCATAATCCTCAGTTCCGGTGCAACTCCGTGGTCCGCAACCAGATGATTTCATCTTTTGGTATACCACCAAACAAATGATAATATCATAAAACCAATAATCAATAAAGTTACAAAATAATATAGTAAAAATTTAGCAAAACCAACAACTTGAAATACCCATTCCAAAAATGTGTATCTATTTTTCATTTTGGTGTTATTAGTTCCTTATTGTTTTCCATGTTTTGTTCATCCAGATATTGAATAGCCTTTTTTATTTTTTCAACTTCATATCTCTTTTGTTTTTCCAATTCTTGTCTGTAGGTTTTGTTTTTCAAGTCTGGCCATCTTTCTTGTGTTTCATAGTGTAACCAAGTCCAAAATAGTCCCATCACAATACATAAAATAATAAAACCCACAAATAATCCAAATTCGATTTTATAATGTTCAATTTTTTCTGCTCTTCTTTTTGCTTTAATTGCATCTTGTTGCATTTGTTTAGCAATTAAAACTCTTTGTTGAGCACCTAATTCCTTGGTCATTTCTTGAACTTCAGTGAATAATGCACCAAGTTCTGGTGGACTTTGATATATCATCAATTCACGGAGTTCGGTACCCATTTGTTCTAATTGTTTTTTCATTAGAACACGTTGCAAGGCACGTTTAGCTAAACTAGCATCACCAGTATATACTTCCGTTTTGCTACGTTTTTCTTCTTCTTCAAGTACAGCCAAACACTTAAAGTAATTGTCATAGTATTGTCCAAGATAATCACCAATCCCAGCATAAATGTTAGTGGTATCTTCACTACGTTTGTTAAGTTCTTTGACTTTGGATTTTTCTTCCGCTAGTTGTTTGACTGCTGCAGTACTTGCTGGTTTACCTGGTGGATGTGCCCTGTGGAACTGGTCGTCCAAATCCTTGAGGACTGCTTTCACATCCCCAGCGGCACCTTTGATATCTTTGTATAACTGACAACCTTTTTTGACAGCGGCAACTGCACCATTGGCCAAAGCAAAGAGTGTGAACGGATCCATTTTCTACCATTTTTTCTATTGACAACATGATGAAAAAATGATATAATGTTTATTCAAATCAAACTATATAATTATTTATGTGGTATAACATATTAAAAAGGATATTATGAAAATTCTTGCTTTTAAACTAATCACCAATGAAGAACTCATTTCTGAAGTGGAATCCGAAACAGAAACAGAATTCATCTTATGTAATCCATTGGGCATTGCAATTGTACGTGGCAAAGATGGCCAACCAAACGTAGGATTTGCACCATTCCCAATCCATTCAGAACAAAAAACAGGTTCTACTATTGCCATTGCAAAGAAACATGTAGTATACTCTTATGTGCCGGCAGAAGATTTCATTAAAAATTATGACCAAATCTTTGGCGCAGGCATCATTCTTCCAGGTCAACAACAAATTATTACAGGTTAATGACAAGTTTTTACACAAATGTTCAGTCTATTGCTGGACACATTCTTTATCGTGGTGTTTTGGATGGTAAAAGAGTTAAACAGAAAATTGAATACTCACCATCTTTATACATTTCAACCAATAAAAAATCAGAATATCGTTCACTAGACGGTGAACCACTCATGCGTAAAATCTTTGGTTCAATCTATGAAGCCAAAGATTATTTGGATAAATTCAAAGATGTTTCTAATTCCAGAATCTTTGGTAACACACGTTATGAGTATGCGTATATTTCCGAACAACATCCAGACATGGTTGAGTGGGACCAAGATAAGATTCTTGTTGCTGTCGTTGACATTGAGGTGGGTTCGGAGAATGGTTTCCCTGACCCTTATGATGCGAATGAACCAATCACCGCCATTGCTATCACCTATATTGGAAGTCCACCTATCGTTCTAGGATGCGGTGACTATGAGGTGCAAGGTGATGAAACTTATATCAAGTGCCGTGATGAATGGACTCTATGTAAGAAGTTCATTGAATTGTGGTCACGTAAATGTCCAGATGTTATCACTGGCTGGAACACCAAGTTCTTTGATATTCCATATTTGATTAACCGATTCAATAAAATTCTTGGTGAAGATGATACGAAGAAATTATCTCCTTGGAACTTCATTAAAAATCGCACAACTAACATCAACGGGCGTCAACTGATTGCATATGAGATTGTTGGTGTGGCCTCACTTGACTATATTGAACTATATAAATGGTATGCGCCGGGTGGTAAATCACAGGAATCATATCGGTTGGATAACATTGCACAAGTAGAACTTGGTGATGGTAAAATCTCCTACGATGAATTTGAAAACTTACATCAACTTTACAAACAGAACTACCAAAAGTTTATTGAATATAACATCAAAGACGTTGACTTGATTCTCCGTTTGGAAGACAAGTTGAAACTGATTGAGTTGGCTTTGACTTTGGCATATGACACCAAATCAAATTACGAAGATGTTTTTGCACAGACTCGTATGTGGGATTCTTTGACATATTCCTATCTGTTGAAACAGAACATCATTGTTCCACCAAAAGTCATCCAAGAAAAAGATGCAGCATTTGAGGGTGCGTATGTTAAAGATGTACAGGCAGGTCTACATGATTATGTGGCCAGCTTTGACTTGAACAGTCTATATCCACATTTGATGATGCAATACAATATCTCACCAGAAACGTTGGTCGAACCAGAAAACTATACTGAAGCAATGCGTAAGGTTATTTCTTCTGGTGTTACCGTGGATAAATTACTAAACAAGACTGTTGATACATCAGAACTTGAAGGTGTGACATTGACACCTAATGGACAATTCTTTAGAACAGACTTCCAAGGTTTCTTACCTAAAATGATGGAAGAAATGTATGAAGATAGAAAGAAGTTTAAGAACTTAATGCTTCAGGCCAAACAAGAGTATGAGAATGAAAAAGATGAATCTAAGAAATATGAAATTGAAAAACGTATTGCCAGATACGACAACCTACAGTTGGCTAAAAAGGTATCACTTAATAGTGCTTACGGTGCTTTGGGCTCTCAGTATTTCAGGTTTTATGATTTGCGTATGGCCCTTGGTGTCACTACTGCTGGGCAATTAAGTATTCGTTGGATTGAAAATAAAATCAACGCATACATGAACAATTTATTAAAAACAGATGAAGAAGATTACGTTATCGCCTCAGACACAGACTCTATATATCTCAAGCTTGGTCCACTTGTTGATAAAGTGTATTCTAAAAAGACGGATGTTAATCAAGTTATCGCCTTCATGGACCGTGTCTGTGAAGATAAGATTCAACCGTACATTGACAAGAGTTATCAGGAGCTTGCTACGTATGTCCATGCGTATGCCCAAAAGATGCAAATGAAACGTGAAGGTTTGGCTAACAAAGGTATTTGGATTGCCAAGAAACGTTACATTCTAAACATCTACAACAATGAAGGTGTTCAGTATGCAGAACCTAAGATGAAAGTCATGGGTCTTGAAATGGTTAAATCATCCACACCTGCAGCAATTCGTGTTAAGATGAAAGACTCTATCAAGTTGATTATCAATGGTACAGAAGAAGATATCCATAAATTCATTGCTGACTTTAGGGAAGAATTCAGAAAAATGCCACCAGAAGAAATCTCTACACCCCGTGGTATGAATGGTTTGAAAACCTACACTGATGCGGTATCAATGTATAAAAAAGGTACACCAATTCATGTGAAAGGTGCCATTCTTTATAATCACCACTTGAAACAACTTGGTTTGACCAAGAAATATGAGTTGATTAAAGAAGGTGAAAAAATCAAATATACGTATTTGAAGATGCCAAATCCATTTAAAGAAACTGTTATTTCATATCCATCTCGGTTGCCAAAAGAATTTGAGCTTGACAAATATGTAGATTATGATTTACAATTTGACAAAACTTTCTTGGACCCAATCCGTGGCATTTTGGATTGCATTGGATGGAAAACTGAGAAAGGCAATTCACTTGAGGACTTCTTTTCATGATTTTTTTGACATTTCTAACTGCAATAGTATTATCTGGTGTTGCGGCCTATTATTCTGTTATTGGTTTAGCAGCAATCTTTCCAGGTTCTTTCATGCCTGTGGTCATTATGGGTTCTGTCCTTGAGGGGTCAAAACTTGTAACTGTATCATGGTTGTATAGAAACTGGAAAGAATGTCCGTTTTTGATTAAAACATATCTATGCATGGCAGTAACCATTTTGATGCTCATTACTTCAATGGGTATTTTTGGTTTCTTGTCTAAGGCACATATGGAACATTCAGCTGATAATGCACCACTTGTGAATAAAGTTGCAATTATTGATGAGAAGATTAATACCTTGAGGGGTAATATTGATGCGAACCGCAAAACAATTAAACAATATGATGAGGCTGTGGACCAAGTTATGGGTAGGTCAACAGATGAAAAAGGTGCCGATAAAGCGGTTACGATACGGAAAGCCCAACAGAAAGACCGCAGTAGAATATCATCTGAGAACGAACAATTTCAAAAGAGTATTACTTTACTACAAGAGGAACGTGCGCCTCTATCAACTGAACTTAAAAAGATTGAAGCAGATGTAGGACCAATCAAGTACATTGCAGCATTGGCATATGGTGAAGCAACTACTGATATTATGGACAAAGCGGTAAGACTAGTTATTCTATTGATTATTGTTGTATTTGACCCACTGGCAATTTTATTACTGATTGCAGCCAATATGTCATTGAATGAAAAACATGGTTTTAAAGATGTTGAGGAATTCTTTGAACGAGCAAGAGAAAATGCCAGACAATTAGATGAAGAAGAAAAAGAAATGGAAATTCCAGTTTTCGTTCCCAAAGAAGAACCTAAAGTGGATAATTCAATAAAAGTTGAGAGAGATAATGTAACAAATATTGTTATAGATGAGGCTACAGGTGAAAGTATTCCACCAATTGGTGCGAATAAAAAACTTGAACCTAAGTATGATTACAGTGAACCATTTTCGTTTAAGGAAAACAAATGAGTATATTAGATAAAATTAAAAAGAACAGCAGTATCAAAGATTCTGCTATCTTAGCTAAATCAAAATTCTTTAATGATAAAGATATGATTCCAACCGCAGTGCCGATTATTAATGTGGCACTTTCTGGTAAGTTGGACGGTGGTCTAACTCCAGGTCTTACAATGTGGGCCGGTCCATCCAAACATTTTAAGACAGCATTTTCTTTATTGATGGCCAAATCTTATTTGGACAAATATCAAGATGCTGCTCTTTTATTCTATGATTCTGAGTTTGGCACTCCTCAATCTTATTTTGATTCATTCGGTATTGATACCAATCGTGTGCTGCATACTCCTCTTACCGACATTGAACAATTAAAGTTTGACGTAATGGCACAGTTAACACAATTGGAACGTGGTGATAAATTGATTATCGTCATTGATTCAATTGGCAACTTGGCATCAAAGAAAGAAGTTGAAGATGCCTTGGCTGAAAAATCAGTTGCTGATATGTCCAGAGCAAAACAAGTTAAGAGTTTGTTCCGTATGGTGACTCCACATCTGTCACTAAAAGATATTCCAATGATTGTTGTTAATCATACCTACATGGAAATTGGTATGTTCCCGAAAGCAATCGTTGGTGGTGGTACAGGTTCTTATTACTCTGCCGATAATATCTTTATCATTGGTCGCCAACAAGAAAAAGACGGTACAGAAGTTACCGGTTATAACTTCATTATCAACGTAGAGAAAAGTAGATATGTTAAAGAAAAATCTAAAATACCTGTCAGTGTATCTTTTGATGGTGGCATCAGCACTTGGTCTGGCTTACTTGAACTTGCGCTTGAATCTAAACACGTAATCAAACCTAAGAATGGTTGGTATCAACGTGTTGATGTGGATGGTGTAATTGAAGAAAAGAATTACCGTGAGAAGGACACCGACACCAAAGACTTCTGGATGCCTATTCTGAAGCAGAAATCCTTCCGTGATTTCATTGAGAACAAATACCGTGTGGCATCTGGAGAAATTATGACCAGCAACATTGATGAAACATTTGATGTTGAAACTATGAATGGAACAGAAGCATGACAGAAGGAATAGATTACTGCTTCATCTATCCAAAAGATGATAATGCCGCAGTCAACATTAAATTCTTGGAAGGTCCATACAAAGATACCATATTTAAATATGGTAAGGTAAAGTTTAAAGAAGAAAATGACCAGGTCTATTTACTTTTTGCTTATGATGTGTTAGAATCACCAGTGAAGAAATCAGCTAAGCTGGAAAAAGATGATGACTTTAAAAACTACATTGGCGACTTATTGGTGGAAATAATGTCATCTAATATTGAACAGGAAGTAATTGATGAAACTGGAACAGACAATTAATTAATTCTACATTTATCAAAATGCCATTGTTTCATTTGAGGAAAACCACCAATTTTATTACAATGAGGACATTGAATTTTTTGTTTTGTTTTTCCAATTTTAGATTTTGATATATTTTGTTTGTGTTCTTCGGTTAAAGGTAGAACACAATTGATTCTAGGTTTTCTTAATAATAGTTTTCTTTCTTCACTTAATGGTTTGCCTTTATTCTTTGCAATTTGATTACCTAACATAATAATTTTTCTTTTTTGTTTTTCTTCATCAGATTGTATTCTATGTAATCCAAAAACACCTTCACCACCCAAAGTTGAATTGTATCCATTTTTGAATGAATCATATTCTGCAATAAAATATGGTTCCATAATTTTTAAAGTATGTTCTCTATCTTTAGATTGATATAAAATTGACCATTCAAAATTTTCCCAACCATGTTTTGAAATTGCATTATAAAATTTATAACGCATCTTTTTATGATTAGATTTATGTATTTTTTGCCTATTTGGCCATTGACTGTCAAAACCTATGTAAACTTTACCGTTTATTGTATTGACACATTTGTAAATTGTATATATAATCATGCTGATATCTCCTCAAAAGATGTTAGAGTGGGTGCGAACGGCAATTCGGCGACCTACACCTATTTATATGGAATATTATGCGACTTGAACAAACAATCTTAAAAAACCTAATCTATAATGATGATTACCTACGTAAGGTATTACCGTTTCTAAAGACAGAATATTTTACAGACAGAACTGATAGAACAATTTTTAATGAAATTACATCATTCACAGAATCTTACAATTCTACACCAACGATTGAAGCAATTGTATTGGCCGTCAAAGAAAAACGAAATCTCACAGATGAAGAAGTGGAGAAGTGCGAAACTTATCTACAAGAAATTGAAAAAACTAAAGGAGAAGAATCCAAGGTTCAATGGCTTGTTGACAAGACCGAACAGTTCTGCCAAGAAAAGGCCATATACAACGCTGTACTGGCATCTATTTCTATCCTCGATGGAAAAGACAAGACCCAAGACAAAGGTGCGATTCCCAAAGTATTATCGGACGCCTTGGCGGTAAGTTTTGATAACTCTGTTGGACATGATTATCTTGAAAACTCCGATGAACGATATGAATTCTATCACAAGAAAGAAGAAAGAATTCCGTTTGACCTTGATTTCTTTAATAAGATAACCAAAGGTGGTTTACCTAAAAAGACATTGAACATTGCTTTGGCAGGAACTGGTGTTGGTAAATCTTTGTTTATGTGTCACGTTGCTGCAGGTGCCATGGTACAAGGCAAGAATGTTTTGTATATCACCATGGAAATGGCTGAAGAAAAGATTGCTGAACGTATTGATGCGAATATGTTGAATGTAACAATTGATGACCTTTTAAGTTTACCGAAAGAAATGTATGATAAAAAGATTACTAAACTCCGTGAAAAAACTGTTGGAAAACTTATCATTAAAGAATATCCAACAGCATCTGCAAGCTGCGTACATTTTCGCACCTTACTCAATGAGCTCAATCTTAAAAAGTCTTTTATTCCTGATATTATTTTTATTGATTATCTCAATATTTGTTGCAGTAGTAGAGTTAAAGCAGGAGCTAACGTCAACAGTTACACTTATGTCAAAGCAATTGCAGAAGAATTGCGAGGTCTTGCCGTTGAATTCGGAGTACCAGTTGTATCTGCTACACAAACAACAAGAAGTGGTTTTACAAGTTCAGACCCAGGACTTGAGGACACAAGTGAGTCTTTTGGTTTGCCAGCAACCGCTGACTTGATGTTTGCTTTGATTTCTTCCGAAGAACTGGAAGAACTTGGCCAGATTATGGTCAAACAATTGAAGAATCGTTATAATGACCCAACATTTCATAAAAGATTTACTCTTGGTATTGACAGAGCAAAAATGCGATTATATGATATTGAACAATCGGCACAACAAGGTTTGGCTGATGCAGGCCACGATAAACCACTAAACACATTTGGTGACCGTGAACGACCACAGAAAAAACAATTTACTGGATTTAAAGTATGAACACAAGAGAAATCAAAGAAGTAAAAATCAATTTTAGTAAAAGTTGGGATCCACAAAAATGTGATGTATTGTTAAAATATGATCCAAAATCCAAAATTGGTTTTAGTGTATCTATTGTTTCAGTTGATTTGGAACCAAAGATTACCAGTTTAGAAGAAGCAAACGAAATACTAAAGAAATTTAAATTATGAAATTAGAATTTGATGATGCAGTTCATTGTGCCAAAGTATTTGAAGATTACTTTGGTAACTTTGACCGTATTGATGAATATATGCGTGACCAGAAATTGAATTCTCTGACCGAATTGCCATCCAATCCTTTGTTTCCAATTGAAGATGAATTGTTTCAGAATTTTACCATGCATCCAAAAGATATGGATTTTGAAGTAGTTGAAATTGATAATGAAACGTGGACCAATTTACTGAATATTACTTCATCACACGTAAACATTCCACCAGTTGGTCGTAATGTCAAACTGGCAGTACGTGAGAAGAACACAGGAAAGTACGTAGGATTCATCCGTCTTGGTTCACCTGTAATCAACTGTAAACCTCGTAATGATATGCTTGGCCAAGTGTTTACACAGAATCCTGCTTGGGGTAAACGATTCAATAACTCTGCAATGATGGGTTTTGTTATCGTACCTGCACAACCATTTGGTTATAATTACCTTGGTGGTAAACTTCTGGCTGCAATCTGTACTTCACATGAGGTACGTGAGATTGTGAATAAGAAATATGATATGAATCTTTGTCTGTTTGAAACAACAAGTCTATATGGAAGTTCCAAGACTGTTTCACAATATGATGGTATGAAACCATATATTCGTTATAAAGGTCTTACTGATTCTGATTTTCTACCAATGATGCACGGCAAACCTTATTCGGAACTCCGTGATTATGTCCAAGCAAGGACTGGTCCTTTGGTTGAGGATGATGCTTCTAGTAAGAAACTTAAAATCTCCATGAAGATTATATCACTCACTAAAGCAGCACTTAAAGGTACTCCTGAGGGCGGCACATTCCAAGCAACGATTGAGAAAGCAAAAGGGTTGACAGAGCAGAAAAGATATTACATCAGTGACTATGGTTTCAAAAACATGGTTGATTATGTAAACTGTAAGACGGACGTGCTTATTCCTGGTGAAAATTATGAAAAACACAATCTGGTAAACTTGATTGAATGGTGGCGTAACAAGGCTTGCAATCGTTATGAAACTCTATATAATGAAAATCGTTTGAGAAATGAATTAGAAGTTTGGACATCCGGAAAAGACATCCAAATCATCAGATAAATACTTTCTTTGAAGGTGTTCCATGGCTTACACATTTTTTCCAAAGACTGCAAGTGAAATTAAATTAACATTAAAAGGTGATAAAGCAAAGATAGACGAAATCATCAATGTCTTTGCTTATTTAAAAGACAAGTTCAAAAAACTTGAATCACCAATAAACATTGATCCAGCATTAATCAGCAAAATTAATGTTACTAGAGATTTGCAAGGTGACATAGACCTTGCTAAAATAAAACGAGAAGCCAAAGTATCAAAAATTACGATGAAGTTTGGTTCTGGATCATCTGGTGGCCGAGGTGTACAAAACAAAGGTAATGCATACGAAGGACAACTTGCGGAAGCAATTAAAGAATGGTGGGGTGGTAATAAAATTACAGACCCTAAACTATCTCAAGCAGTAGATGATATAGTCAAATTGCATAATCTCAACAAGTGTAAAAAACTTGAAGTGAAGATGGTTGGTGAATTGAATAACAAACGTCCATTTATCTTTTCACCACAAGTTTTAATTTCATCAAAAATTCCAGTAAGTGATAACAATTTGGGGCCAGTTGTTACCGACATTACTTTAATTTGTGATAAAAAAGAAATTTATCTAAGTTTGAAAACTGGTGGTACAGTTACATTCTTTAATTCTGGTATTCGTACTGTTCTTTCTCCACAAGAAATTAAAACAGGCCGTATCAAAAATAAAGACGGTTTGAAAATACTAGATATGTTTAATATCAATGATGCTTTGTTCTGTGATATCTACAATGGCAATCTTAAAAAAGGTTATGTTGAAGATGTATGGAAAACAATGTCATCAAAACAGAAGAATGAATTGAAAAACTTTTTGATTTCTGGTGTTGGCCATGGTTATACCATCGTTCATAAATTAACTGGTAAAACTGAGGTATATGAAATTGACAAAAAGTATATGTTAGAGGCTGCAACACCAACTTCCTGTAATGTATACTATGGCGGCAAATCGGGCACCGGTAAACGGATTGACATGGAAATAGAAACAGGTCACTATATTCTTAAACTAAACATACGTGATACACAAGGTGGTGATGGTTATCCTACCCGTATGATGTGTGACTACTCTTACAAATAATTATGCCATTAACAGAATTTGATAAAATTATGAAAGAATACCAGGATCTGGAAGATGATTTTGGTTTCTCTGCTGTATCCGAAGAGGAATACAATTCAGTAATCAATAAGACAGCTGAGACTGCTGATGATTACAAAACACGACTTGCGGAAGTGGAGAAGATGATTATCCCTTTCCTAAAGAAACTACATAGTACAGGTGATAAGGAATACATCTACTGGCCTAATCGTAAACCTACAATTGAAAAACAAATAGAGAAGATACTAAAACTGACTAGAGGTTGATTATGACTGCAACTGTGATTATACCAACTACTGGTGCGCCAGAGTTGAAAGGTGCTGTTCAATCCGTACTTGAACAAACCTATGAAACAAAATGTTATGTAGTTTCTGATGGTATGAAACACCATTCAAAAACAAGAATCATTACAGATGACTTCCTTTCCAGAAAAAATTTGGAAAGATGTTATCTACCCATCAATGTCGGTGCCAACGGATTCTATGGCCACCGAATCTATGCTGCTTTCACACACCTAATTGATACCGAATATGTACTGTATCTGGACCAAGATTGTTGGTTGGAACCAGAACACGTAGAAACGTGTATCAAGACAATCAAAGAAAAGAAACTTGATTGGACATATTCACTCAGAAGAATTTGTGACAAAGATGGTAACTACATCACCAATGATGATTGTGAATCACTTGGTAAATGGCAAACTTACCATGGAGTCAATCATATAGACACTAATTGCTATTGCCTTAAAACAGAAATTGCGATAAAATTGGCACAAGTATGGCACGGTGGTTGGGGACAAGATAGAGTTTGGTTACAGGCTCTGTCACAATACTTTCCCAACTATGATTGTACTGGTAAGTATACAGTAAATTATAGAGTAGATGGAAATCCAGGTTCTGTTAATGCAGACTTCTTCCATAATGGTAATAATATAATGAAACAAAAATATAATGGAGTTTTCCCATGGCGAAAAATTTAATAATCGGTGCATTTTCTGGTTACAACTACAATCAATTAAAACCTTGGGTTGAATCAATTGAATCTTGTGGCTTTGTTGGTGACAAAGTAATGATTGTTGGTGATGCATCAGATGATACTTGTCAACACCTCATACATCATGGTTTTAAATTGATTGCAATGCCAAAAATAAATGCACCAATTCATGTTGCAAGATTCTGGTCAATATATGACTTTCTACATCGTAATCCAATATATGATATCGTTGTAACCACCGATGTTAAAGATGTTTATTTCCAAAGAGACCCATGCAAATGGGTTTCTGATAGCTTTTATATGGGTGACAAAGCTTTGGTGGCAGGTTCAGAATCTATTCGTTACCAAGATGAACCATGGGGTAATGAAAACTTACTTCAAACTTACGGACATGATGTTTATAACAGGTTCAAAAGTAACATCATTTATAACGTAGGAACCTTTGGTGGTGAATGTGAATATGTTAAAGATATGTGTTTCAACATATTCACCAATGCAATCAACAGGCCAATTCCTATCGTTGACCAGGCGGTCTATAATGTGTTACTTAACACACAACCGTATAAGGATAAAGTATTGTTTACCAACCAAGAAGATGGATGGGCGGTACAACTTGGTACAACTGGTGACCCATCAAAGATAAACCAATTCAGGCCATTCTTAACAGAACCAGAACCAATCTTTAACTATCACACAAAAACAATTACCACAACAAATGGAATACCACATTGTATTGTACACCAATATGACCGAGTGCCGGTTTGGAAAAGTTTAATGATGAATAAATTTGGCCAAGATGAGGTAACACCATCTGAAGAATATTTTACTTATAGGACAACTTAAAATGGATTTTGAAAAAGAATATCAAGACGCCTGTTCCAGAAATACTGATATGCACGAACACTTGCCTTGGATATCAGACCTTGTTTTGGAATGTAATCACACCACAGAATTGGGAGTTGGTTCAGCACAGAGTACTAGAGGATTTCTACGTCACGCTAGAGAACACCATAGTTATGAAATTGAGCCGTACGATTTTGTAATTGAATATTTCAGATATGCAAAAAACGCAGGAAGAAATGTGACACTACATACAGCTGACACCAGAAAAATTGAGATTGCTGAAACTGATTTAATGTTGGTTGATAGTTATCATTCATATGACCAAGTTAAGATTGAATTACAATTACATGCCAGCAAAGTCAGAAAGTATATTCTTTTCCATGATACAACTGCATTTGGTGATAGAGGTCAAGGTGGTGAGAATGGTGTTTGGCCAGCAATTCAAGAATTCTTGGATGCAAATCCACAATGGGTGTTAGTTGAAAGAAGAACTAATAATAATGGTATGACTTTGATTAAGAGAATTGGATAAACGATGAAAACTTTGCTTGATATTATACATGAAAAGAATTTGAATAATGTAACACACCCTGAGTTTGGTACAGATAAAGAATATGACCATATGTACTGTACTGGATTCTATGACAAAGAATTCCTGAAATATAAAGACAAACAAATCATTTTATTGGAAGTGGGTATTGCTAAAGGTGGCAGTATCGTTCTATGGGATGAATATTTTGATGATGCATTTATTTTTGGAATTGATAACCGTGAACAAGGTGCCAAAGAAAAGACCAAACATCTTTCCAACGTTCAAATCATTTATGCTCAGGCTTACAGTGAAGAATTTGTAAATACTATACCAATGTGTGATATTATTATTGAAGATGGTTCACATCATTTTGAGGATCAAGTAAAATCAATTCAACTATATCTCAGTAAACTAAAACCAGGTGGTGTCTTTATCATTGAAGATATTGCTAAAATGGAATACTGTGATGAATTCAAAAAATATGTTCCTGAATCCATGACATATGAAATAGTTGATGTACGAGATATTTCTCCAGAACCAGATAGTATTCTATTTGTCGTAAGAAATTAAAATGGCCGATTTATCATTTATTCATATGGCTACTCCACATAAAGTTGTGGCCACCAATCATATCATAAACAATATAAGGCAGTACCATCCAAATGCCTATTATTTCCTATCATCTGATGGTATTGATGATTTGTCTGATATTGCTAAGAAATATAATTGTGAATATAAATTTTATGAAAAAAGATTTGGTTCATGTAATGTAAATGGCGGTTATGGTTATCCAGTTGACACAATTATTGCTTGGTTGACCAGATTCTATGAGGTTTGTTTGAAGTGTAATACTTCTCATATACAAATGGTAGAAGATGATGTTTGGTTGTTGAAACCAGTAACTGTAAAAGATGAATGGGAAATGGCAGCTCATTGGAATACACCAGGAGATAATGTAATTGGTGAATATATACATGACTTGATTGAACAATTCTCAGGTAAAAGACCAATCACAAAGTACTTTGGTGCTGGTGGTGGAACAATATTCAAAGTATCAACGTTTATTGAAAACTACGATAATATTGTTAGATTTTTAGGAGAATATGGTGACCGTATGAGAGAATCATATCCACCTTTTGGTTCAATAGATGTGTTTATGGTTGTTTATTATTTTCTTTGTGGAAAAGACTATACAGTAAACCCATATATGGTTGATGCCCACGCACACCGACCTGGTTTTGATTTTGAATCTTTTGTCAACAATTTATCTCCTGAAGTTGAGATTATTAACAACTATAAGAAATGGTATTGGAATGAGTGATATTAGTATTGTAACAGCATTCTTTGATATTGGCCGTGGAGATTGGACACCTAGTAAAGGATTGCCACATTATCTGGAAAGAAGTACCGAAACATACATTGAAAGATTTTCACACCTGTGCAAATTAGAAAATGAAATCGTTGTGTTTACTTCCGAGGACTTAGTTGAAAGACTGGAAGAAGTTTGTGCAGATAGGATGGACAGAACTAAGATTGTTGCATTTGATGTACAAAAACAATTTGCATCAATGAGAGAATCAATTGAAAGAGTACAAAAAAGTTCTGAATTCAAAAATGCAGTTGTACCATCCCAATCAAAGAATCCAGAATATTGGAATCCAGATTATGTTTTGGTAACAGACCTAAAAGCTTACTTCACACACTATGCAATTGGAAAAAATCTAACATCTAATGACATGGTGGCATGGATTGACTTTGGTTATTGCAGGTCAGAAAAGAATATACCACCAAGTAAGAAGTGGTCATATGATTTTGATTCAGATAAAATTCACCTATTTTCGTACAAAGAGTTTGATAGAAAGACACCAGTATCTCAAGCAATATTATCCAATGATGTTTACATACTTGGTGCCAAAGTTGTTGCACATAAAGATAATTGGCCAATTTTAGAAGGATTAATGCGTGAATCTTTCAATCAGTTGTTAGAGAATAATCTAGTTGATGATGACCAAGGCCTTTGGTTAGTTTCATATTTGTTACATCCACATATATTTGAGTTACACAAAATACCTGACCATCAATTAGGACATGATCCATTTGTTCTATTCAATGCATTTAATGAGACACTATGAGTCAAGGTTACTTTCTAATTGCTTTGGGTCAAAGATATATTGTAGAGGCTTCACTACTAGCAAACACAATTAAGAAACACGATACAACAAGACCTATCTGTTTGTTAATTAATCCAGAAGATTTGGATTATGCAAAGTCTTTTGGTTGTTTTGACGAATATGCTCCATTTGATACGTCAGTGGATGAAGAAACATTTAAAGACTGTAATAATAGTTTTGAGAAGTATTGCATCTATGCCAGAATTAACTTTGATAAGATTCTACCATACGATGAAACAATCAATTTAGATACCGATGTATTATGTCAATATGATCCGGAACATCTTTGGGATTATTTGTCTAAATCTGAATTTCCTGTTAGGACTTTGGGTAAGAAAAGATGTGATGCACATTGGCATTGGAATCAAGGATATAATATCTCAAACATCGTAGGTAAGCATATACCTGCTGTCCATTGTGGGTTCATATATATTAGAAAGAGTAAAACTACAGATAAGTTTTATGCATCGGTTAGAGAAAAGTTTTTGAATTATGATAAGTACGGATGTAAAAGATTGTTTAGAGGATCCAGAACCGAAGAAGCTTGTTATTCATTAGCATTCTCAGATTTTGATGCAAGTCCAATTGAATATCATGAGTATCCTGTTATGACATTCAACTTAGATAAGAACGAAGTTTTACCATCAAAGAAACAAATATTGATTGATGATAATAATGTTCCCTTTGAAATGAACAATTACATTCCGTTTATTCATATGTGGGAAAAGATGGAAGGTGAAAATTTTAAATCGTTATATGGAAGTATTATGAAATGAATTTTTATGTAAGACAAACAGATGCCTTAGGTGATTTTTTGAATTGTGTTCCAGTATTGGCTGGATTACACAACAAATTTGGTAAATATAATTTGATTGTTAAACATCAAACCGAAAAGTTCAAGGGTTTCAAAGACTTTTTGATGTACCAGGATTTGTTTGAGAATGTTTATTTTGACAATGAGTTTCAGGGTGAAGTTATTCCATTAGACAATTGGGGTACTGAAAGGGAATATAAAAGAAATCCTAATAGACCAATTGAAACCTGTAAGTATGAAAACTTCCTAAAAGATGTACATGGTATTGATTTTGAAGTTGATGATAAGTTCATATTGAAATATCCAAAATGTGATATTGAAATCAAAGACACATATTATGTTGGTGATAGATGGGATCATTTCAGTACTGACAATAGAAGAAAAACAAATATACTTTCTCACCTCAAAGATTTTGAATTTATTGACTTCAATAATGACCTGTTGACAAATTGTTACATCATCAAAGAATCTAAAAAACCATTCATTACAAACTTTACGGGTGTCGGCATGATGGCTGACTTACTTGATAAAGAATTGTTCTGTGTTTGGAAACCAGAAGATTGGAATCCAGAATGGATTGTCGGTGATGGTATCACATGGGACAATGGAAAGAACATTAATCAAATATTTGAGAAACACTTTTACTTGAATCGAAAAGCAAAATTGATTCATGCAAGTGAATTGGAGAAATATCTATGATTATGAATGTTAGGCATGGAGTCTTTGGTGATGGTGTAAAAAATGGTGATTTGATTGCCGTGGCTAATGTTGTTGCATATCTGAGAAAAGAACAAAATAATCAACATATAAAATTTCATATGGAACCTGGTTCTGTTAGTACTGTTGGTTACATACAAGAGTTCTATCAGTTCTTATTAAAGAATACAGACTTCTTTTCGGAAACTCCTGGTGATGTTGTATTACCTTGGAAGAGAGTGAATCTATGGGACTTCCGTGATATTATTGGTGACAATGTTTTTATTAAGAATCCATTGATAATGGAAAAAAATATTGTGGTAACTCCAGTCTTTGATGCACCATACAATGTTTACAGAAACTGGCCACAACACGTATTTGAAAAGATAATTTCAGATTACTCAACCGAAGAATACAAAGACCACGAAAAGATTATTTGTGGTATGGAACAATTCAAAGATAGGTGTGGTTTTCCAGGTTGGAAATATTCATCCAATTTTATGGAAAACATAAAACATATAATGACAGCAGAAACGTTTGTTGGTGGTGATACCGGCACTTCACATTTTGCATGGTCACTTGACAGAGCACCTGAAAATTTGATATACTATAATTCAAGCAGAGGACTACTACATTGTTTGCCATTTCATTTACTGGATGGTAGAGGTAAATTAGTAAGATATTGGTTGGACTGTGAAGGCACAACTTGGCAATAAAAGGAAATATTATGAATCATTCAGATACAGTAGTCATCGTAACATCTTATTGTGGAGAACCAAACTCCGAGAGAAAAAGACACATGACAAAAACATTATGCAAGAAACTCAAAGAACAAGGTCTTTTTGTTTGTTTGGCTTCACATTCAAAGATTGATGAAGAAACACAAAGTTACTGTGATGTTTTTGTGTATGATGCAGATAACAGTTTTCAAATCAATGGTCAGCCAACGATTGACTTCAATCATGGCGTGGCAGAATTAACATCAATTCATAATGCAATCAATTCTGTGCATAGATTTGGTTTCAAAAATATGTTGAAGTTGTCATATGACGTAAATCCAACCATTGATTTTGTTTCATTGATTGACAGAAGCAAAGCACACGAAAAACAAATGGTCAGTGCAAGATGGCATTATAGTCGTGAAACAATCGGCACAATTGGTTTCTTTTCTACCATTCAATTCTATGGGTCATGTCTACCTTTAACACAACTACCTAGATTTACTATGGCAGTAGAAGATGTTCTATATCATATTGTCCGTGATAATGGATGGTTTGAACATGTAGAATTATATGACAATTTTGAAACATATTTACAGAATGACCATATTCAATTCTGTCACGATGCCGGAAAAAGAATGGAAGAATACCCTTATGAATAAATTAGTTATTTTTGACCTTGATGGTGTAATGATAGATTCCCGTGAGATGCATTATGAGACACTCAATGCAGCTTTATCTAAAGTCACTGGTACATCCGAATACATAATCACCCGTGATGAACATCTATCAAAATATGATGGTCTGAATACGACAAGAAAATTACAGATGTTGACTGTTGACAAAGGTTTGCCTGTAGAATTCTATAATGAGATTTGGAGAGAAAAACAAGAAGAAACATTTAAGTTGATTCCTAGTTGTCCAAGAAATAGTTCTGTTCCGTGGTTAATGGAACAACTAAAAAGAAGAGGTTGGAAAATTGCTGTTGCTTCTAATAGCATACGTGAGACAGTTAAGATTGCTCTAAATTCAATGAATGTAATTCAATTTGTGGATTATTTTGTTAGTAATGAAGATGTTTTCAATCCAAAACCATTTCCAGAAATGTATTGGCAGTGTATGACAAAGATGAAAGCTTTGCCAAAAAACACTATCATTATTGAAGATTCACATATTGGCCGTGAAGGTGCCACCAATTCTGGTGCTCATCTTTATCCAGTGAAAGATGCATATGATTTAGAGGGGATTAAGTTTTTAGATATGATTGATAATTTTGATATTAAAGATACAACTATTCCGTGGCGTGATGAGAAATT